CTGTCCGCTTAGAATGTACGCAATGGGACATGAAAACAGATAGGACAGATACGGAGGTTTTACAGTATGGCAGGAATAAGAATGGAGAACAAGATTTATGAAGTCGGCATGTACTGCCGCTTGTCAAAAGACGATGGCACGGATAACGAGAGTGCGAGCATTGCGACACAGAAATCCATCCTCACGGATTATGTGAAAAAGCAGGGATGGCACTTAGCAAAAACGTATGTGGACGACGGTTACTCTGGTACAAATTTCCAAAGACCAAGTTTCCAGAACATGATTAAGGACATTGAAAGCGGTCTGATAAACTGCGTTATCACGAAAGATTTATCTCGTCTGGGGAGGAACTATCTTGATTGCGGACTGTATCTGGAAGTGTTTTTCCCAGAGCATAATGTGAGGTATATAGCGGTCAATGACGGCGTGGACACGCTCAATAAATCCGCTATGGACATCACGCCTTTCCGCAACATCCTAAACGAAATGTATTCCGCCGATGTGTCGGTCAAGATAAAATCGGCGTACCGAGCGAGGTTTCAGCAGGGGAAATTCATGGGGACGACAGCACCATACGGTTACGTCAAAGACCCCGCCGACCACAACCATCTGCTGATAGATGACAAAGTTGCCCATGTGGTAAGGGAAATATTTGACCTTGCGTTAGCGGGCAACGGAATCGCCAAAATCCGCAAGCACATCAACAAACAGCATATCTTACGCCCCGCCGCTTATGCGGCGGAGCAGGGGGCAACAGGCTATGAGAGGTATTTTGAGGAGAATGAGGAGAACCGTTATATTTGGAGCGAGAACAGCGTAAGGGGCATTTTAAGAAGCCCGATATATGCGGGAAACCTTGCAGGCTACAAGCGGATTGCCGCCAACATGAAAAGCAAGAAACGCCCCTCTAAGCTGCCCGAAGAATGGGAAGTGATACCAGACACCCATGAGGGGATAGTCACGCAGGAGGAATTTGATACCGTACAGCAGCTTATTACAAGCCGCAGATTACCAGAAAACAAGGGCGGCTTTGAGAACATCTTTGCAGGCGTTATTAAGTGTGCGGACTGCGGCTATGCGATGCGGGCTATGAGTGCCAACAGGAGGAAACGCCCCGACATCATCGACTGCGTACAATATTCCTGCAATAATTATGGCAGATACGGTAATATCATGTGTACCGCACACAGCATTGAAGCGAGGGACTTGTTCAACGCTGTCCTCACCGACATCAACCGATTTGCGGATATGGCAGTCAATGATGAAAAGGCAGTGAGGGCGATTGAAAAGCGGCTCACGGAAACAGACCAGAGCAAGGCAAAGGCACTGGAAAAGGAGCAAAGAAAACTGAACAAACGCCTTGCAGAACTGGACAGGCTGTTTTCCTCACTCTATGAAGATAAGGTGATGGAGCGTATTACCGAGCGGAATTTTGAGATGATGTCGGGAAAATACCAGAAAGAACAGCTTGAAATTGAAGCAAGGCTGAAAGAGGTAACGGAAACGCTCAGCGACAGCTATGAGAAGACGCAGGGTGTCCGTGATTTCCTCTCCCTAATCCGCAACTATCAAGGCATTAAGGAACTGGACGCAACCATCATAAACGCACTTATAGACAAGATACTTGTTTCGGAACGTGAGAAACTTACAGACGGAATGGTGCGGCAGGAAATCAAGATTTATTATAAATTCATCGGCTTTGTCGGTGAATTACATATCACACCGACAAAGCGGTGGACTGCGTTAAAGCCTAAGAATTGTACGGTGTGCGGTGTTGAATATGTTCCCCGCTCTGGCATATCGAAGTATTGTCCTGCTTGTGCCAAGAAGATACAGAGGGAGAAATCAAACGAGAGCAAACGCAGGAGCAGGGAGCGAAACAGACAGGCATGTATTGAACTGTCCGCAAAAAATGACCGACTGACGGTGGACAGGGATGATAAGGGACAGCTTTATTATCAGTATAACACCAGCAAGGATGATGCACCGACCATGAAAGGAAGTATGGTGAATCTGAAACCTTCGGATGTGCTTCATATTCCCGGTCTGGGATTTGACGGACTGGTAGGATATTCTCCGATTGCCATGGCGAAGAATGCCATTGGTATGGCCATTGCCTGCGAAAAGTATGGTGCCAAGTTCTTTGCAAATGGTGCCACGCCGGGCGGTATTCTGGAGGATCCGGGAACCGTAAAGGATCCACAGAGGGGCAGAGACAGTTGGACTTCCGCTTTTGGCGGCAGCTCCAATTTCAATAAGGTAGCAGTTCTGGAAGAGGGAATGAAGTACACACCAATTTCCATTAGTCCGGAACAGGCCCAGTTTTTGGAAACAAGAAAATTTCAGATAAACGAGATAGCTCGAAGCAAGCAAAAGTCAGGCTGGTTACACGGCAGAAGTTAGAGCGATTGTAACTAAGTACGGAGCAAGCCGTCTGAGCGACATTGATCCAAAAGACTTTGCAGCAGTATTAAAAGATGCGGAGGCGATTGAAAATGAGTAAACAGAAGGTGAATTGTGCCAAAGGCACAAGAGAGGCTGACCTGGGCCATGCAGTATTATCCGCTTCTGGTTCGCACAGATGGTTGAACTGCACACCATCTGCAAGACTGGAGTTAGAGTTTGAAAACACCACATCGGAAGCGGCAAGGGAAGGAACTGCGGCACATGCTCTATGTGAGCATAAGCTGAAGAAGTTCTTAAAGAAGCGAAGCAAGCGTCCTGTTTCTGATTACAACTCAGATGAAATGGAAGAATGCACCGATGCTTATGCGGAATTTGTCATGGAGCAATACGAAGAAGCAAAAAAGTCCTGCAAAGATCCGGTGATTCTCATTGAGCAGAAACTTGATTTTTCCTGTTATGTGCCGGAGGGATTTGGAACAGGGGACTGCATCATCATTTCCGATGACAAGCTTCATATCATTGATTTCAAATATGGACAAGGCATATTTGTCGAAGCGGAACACAACCCTTAGATGATGCTATATGCACTTGGAACATTAGAAATCTACGATGCCCTTTACGATATCAAAGAAGTTTCTATGACTATCTTTTAGCCAAGAAGGGAAAATGTCAGTACATGGACTATTCCGATTGAGGAACTGAAAGTTTGGGCAGAGGAAGAACTGAAGCCGAAGGCACAGATGGCCTACGATGGCGATGGTGAGTATCTTCCAGGAGAATGGTGTACCTTCTGCAAGGTATCAGTAAAATGCAGAGCAAGAGCAGAGGAAAAAATGAAGTTGGCAAGACTGGAATTTAAGATGCCGCCACTTCTGACAGATGCGGAGATTGAAGAAGTACTGGATGTTTTGCCAGATCTGACCAAGTGGGCAAATGAAATCACAGCTTATGCAACGGAGGCTGCCATTCATCATGGAAAAGAGTGGAATGGATTTAAAGTAGTTGAAGGCCGTTCCAATCGCAAGTACCGTGATGAACTTCTGGTTGCAGAAGCAGCAAGGGAACATGGTTACACAGATATTTACCGTCAAACGTTAATTCCTATGACAGAGATGCAGAAACTGATGGGAAAATCTGCTTTTGAGGAAATTCTCGGTGACCTCATTTATAAACCACCGGGCAAGCCGATACTGGTACCAAATACAGACAAGCGTCCGGCTATGAACGTAACAAACGCAGAAAACGAATTTGATAAAATTATGGAGGATTAGTATTATGGCAAACATGAACAGAACAAAAGTTATCACCGGTATCAACACAAAACTTTCTTATTTCCACGGTTGGGAGCCTGTTTCCATCAATGGGGGAGCTGAAAAGTATTCTGTATCTGTACTTATTCCAAAGGACGATACAGAAACCGTAAATGCAGTCAATAAAGCAATCGATGCTGCGATTGAGGAAGGGTGTTGCAAAATTCGGCGGTAAGAAGCCTAATAAGGCTGCAATCAAGCTTCCACTTCGCGATGGTGATATCGAGCGTGACGATGAGGCTTACAAAGGACATTACTTCATCAATGCGAACAGCACAACAGCACCGCAGATTGTCGATCGTGCAGTAAAACCTATCTTGGACAGAAGTGAAGTATATTCCGGATGCTATGCAAGAGTATCTCTTAACTTCTATGCATTTAACTCAAATGGAAATAAGGGGATTGCCTGCGGTCTTGGAAATATTCAGAAGATTAGAGATGGTGAGTCTCTCGGTGGCAAGATGACTTCGGAGCAGTAGTGGATGACGATTTCTTAGCATAGGGAGGGCGAGACAATGACAGAAGTGCAGAACTTTATGCTTGTGGTATGTTTTGGATGCACGATAGGCTTCTTGATTGGAACATTTAGCATCATGGTATCAGACGGGATTCATTATCTGAAAAAGAGAATGCGTATGAAGAAAGAGCAGAAAGAACAGAATAACGAATAAATGTTATGGGCGGTATGGAGGATTACTATATCGCCCAATTTTTTTGTTGGAGGGAAATTATTTTGTTGAATTTAGAAATTGATATTGAAACATTTTCATCTGTAAATCTTGCCAAGGCTGGTGTTTACCGTTATGCAGAATCACCGGATTTTGAAGTTCTCTTGTTTGGGTATAGTGTGGACGGAGGAGAAGTAAAAGTAGGCGATCTTGTAAAAGGAGAGAAAATACCAGAAGAAGTAATGAGTGCGCTGGAAGATGAAGCTGTTACGAAATGGGCATTTAATGCTCAGTTTGAACGTATCTGTATTTCTAGAATGTTAGGCTACGAAGCAGGAACATACCTTGTACCGGCGTCCTGGAAATGTTCTATGGTGTGGTCAGCCTATATGGGACTTCCATTATCTTTGGAAGGTGTGGGTGCTGTGCTTGGTTTGGAAAAGCAGAAATTAACAGAAGGGAAAGATTTGATACTAGAGAGGCAATCACAAAGGACCAGATGAGAAAGTTCCTTAAGTTTGTACACGATGATAACGTGTAC